ATGCCTTTATATGATGTAACACTAGTACGAAATTTTAAGGTTCTTGTTAAAGCGAACAGTCCAGAAGAAGCAGCTCACTTTGCTGAATTTTATATGGGGTACGATGATTTATCTTCGGAATCTGATAGGAATAATCATCATTTTCAAATTCACGAAATCGAAATGACCTGGAATGATGCTATTGAAGTGAATAGATCAGATTATGACGGAATTTGATAAAGAAGAGAACAATTTATTCTTCACCTCTCATTGGTCCACAAGATCATCGATTCCATTCTATGCTTGGAGAAATTTCCACCGCTGTATATAAGGCGTGGCGTGGCATGTTGTCAGTTTTGGTTGTTCACAAAACGGGGGATATGAAACCTGGACCCGGCTTCTTAGAGTTTGCAAGACAACTAGGATATATCATCAATGATGAATATGCATTTTGGATCAGCGAGTTCAAAAAAGTATGTGCTGCCTGGAGATAAGCAAAGAAAGGAAATATCCCATGTCACTATCAGAAATGAAATCATGCAAAGCCATTCTTGAAGCAATTAAAGAATTTAATCGTCTCGGAAGAGAAGAATTTTTAAAGAAATACGGTTTCAGATATGCCAGGCAATTTTTTATTGACTATGAAGGTAGATTGTATGACTCCAAGGCAATTGTGGGCGTGGCTCATGGTTATGAGTTTCCAACTAAAGGCCCCCTAAAGCCATCCGAGTTCAGCGGTGGTGCCGCGACAGTTAAGCCTAAACTGGAAGATCTAGGTTTCATAGTACGTATAATAAGCAAATAGCCTACTGGGTGTTCTATAATAGTGGTGAGGTCGCTACCTGGAAGGAGAGTAAAAGTAATCGATAAAGAATTATCCTTGACGATATTTTGAGACTCATATATAGTTTAATTGTTCTATTGTCGAGGAGAAAAGCATGGAATTTATAAACAAGATCATACAAGGTGATTGCGAAGAAGTATTGAAAGAAATACCAGACGATTCTGTTGATCTAATATTTACCTCACCACCTTATGCAGATCAGAGGCAACGAGTATATGGGGGAGTAAGTCCTGATGAATATGTAAATTGGTTTCTACCCAAAGCCGCTCAATTTAAACGCGTATTAAAACCAACCGGAACATTCATCTTGAATATAAAGGAAAGGGTAGTAAACGGAGAAAGACACACTTATGTTATTGATTTGATCCTTAAGCTTAGAAAACAAGGCTGGTTGTGGACGGAGGAATTTATCTGGCATAAGAAAAATTCATATCCGGGGAAATGGCCTAATCGCTTTAGGGACAATTGGGAGAGATTACTCCAATTTAATAAGCAAAAGAACTTCCATATGTACCAAGAAGCAGTTATGGTACCGGTGGGTGAATGGGCAAAAGAGCGTTTGTCAAGTTTATCTGAGACAGATAAGACCCGAGATGAATCTCGTGTAAAAAGCGGTTTTGGTAAAAATGTATCTAATTGGATAGGGCGTGATAAAGTATATCCAACAAATGTAATCCACATGTCCACCGAATGTTCGAATAAAAATCATAGTGCCGTATTCCCAGTTGATTTACCAAAATGGTTTATCCGCTTGTTCACGATTGAAAATGATTTTGTCTTAGATCCATTCATTGGTTCTGGCACGACAGCTCTTGCTGCTGTTCAACTTAATCGAAGATACCTGGGAATTGATATCAACCCAGAATATATTAAATTATCACGTGAACGTATATCGGATATTCAAATTCAGCTTCCTATAGTGGCTGAAGAACCAGCAATTTATTCATCAGAAACTGACAATTCGAAGATTAATAAATAGACACTCATGAATCCACTAAATCTGAACCATGTACAGGATTACGTCAACGACCATATCGTTGATTTTCACCAAAGAAAACTGAGATCCCTTGAGGAACTTCAGCTTGAAAAGTTGCTAAATAAGAATCCCTATCTATTTAAAGCAAAAAATGTTACTTCGGCTGAAGGGTTAATTTTAGGATTGCTAGATGCTTTTCTATCGTCATCAGAAGAAAAATTATTTGGTGATTTTCTCGAAGGTTTAGCGATATTTATTGCTGGCAAAACTAGTGGAGGTCATAAATCTACGGCTCCAGGTGTGGATTTAGAGTTCTTCAACCACGATATTCATTATGTGGTTTCGGTTAAATCGGGAACGAATTGGGGAAACAGCTCACAACAAAAAAGACTCCAAGAAGATTTACAGAACGCAGCGAAACGATTAAAGCAATTAAATCGAGGGGCAAATGTTCAACCGATCTTAGGGATATGCTACGGAAAGACGAAAACAAGCTATCTCCGTGGCTATCTTAAAGTCGTCGGTCAAAACTTTTGGTATCTGATCAGCGAAGATAAAGATCTGTACACCGAGATCATCGAACCTATCGGCTACCGTGCCAGAGATCACAACGAAGCGTTTGACCTGGAAAAAAGCAATTTGGCCAACCGCTTCACTCGCCAGTTCATCGAGCGCTTTTGCCATCCCAATGGTGCGATCAACTGGACCAGGCTGGTAGAATTCAACAGCGGGAATTACGACCTGGACAAATTCATATCCTGATTTCACCCATCTCTTCTAGTAAGAATCAATTGTTATAGGGGTTATTTTTCGGGTTACCCCCTTGTAATCCATAGAACATTTGTGCTAAATTATAGCCGGTCATTACGGGCGCACGGCATAAGCCGGCCTCGATGATCGGCTAACCTGGGATCTGCCCGGTGATTTCACTCACCGGCTCGATCCCGATCCGTGACGGTTTGCGACGGCGCTGCCTCGCTCGTAATGACCACCTGGTTAACCCAGGATCTCATCTTTGGAGGAGCGAGGTATGTCGGCTGAACTTTTATCCACGATTGCGGGGGCGATCCTTTCACTGCTTTTTTCGTATGTCCCGGGGCTTTCCGGTTGGTACCAAAAGCTGGGCGAGAATGGAACTGGGTTAGATGGCGGCACGGCCAGGCGTTTGATCATGCTTGGCCTGCTTGTTTTAACCGCCGCGGGCGCCTACGGGTTGTCGTGCAGCGGCTGGGGATCTAACTTCGGTTTTGCGCTCACCTGCGACCAGCCTGGGATCGTTGGCCTGCTCCAGGGACTGGTTTTAGCGGTGATGGCCAACCAATCCACCTACAGCCTGACGCCGCGTAAGAATTAAACCCATTAAGTCATATGGTTAAAAACACAGCCAGAAAGAGAGGCGGTCAGCCTGGGAATATCAATGCGCTCAAGCATGGATTCTATGCCCATAAGTTCAGGGAAAATGAATCCGGAGATCTGGATCAGCTGACGCTGGACGGCCTGGAATCTGAGATCAACATGCTGCGGGTGATGACCAGGCGGATATTCGAGTACGCCGACGAACTAACCAACATGGATAAAATGACCGATTCGTTGGGGGCTTTGGGGCTGGCTGCGTCCAGACTGGCCGGTTTATTGAGAACAAAACATTTTATTGGAGGGGACAAGTCAGAAGAGGTGGCCAAAGCGATTAGAAGTGCAATCAGCCAGGCTAATACAGAAATGGGAATGAGCATATGAAAGATTGTCCAGCAGCGATGAGCTGGCGAAGGCGGTCTATTCCGCCATCGACCAGGTTTCGAAGGAGATACATTTAAGCCTATGAAAAACAATCTGGATTGCCCGGTTTTACGGGATGCCCAGCGGGTGCTTTCGGCCAGCAACGATATGGCCCGGGCGCTGCGCACGCTGAAGCGCTCCCGGCGCTTGTGTCGGGAATGCTCCCGTGTGGAAGGTTGCCAGGTCTGGCGCGAGTTCAACCGCCAGATCGATACCGCCATCCAGGAGATCAACCAGGAATGGGGGTTGTCGTAGACCAGCCCAGCCAGGCGGTGCGCCTGGTGCGCGAGCTGAAGGGCGCCTCGCTCTCGATCCTGGTCGCCTTGGCCTTCGTTAATCAACCGGTCGATCAGGCTTGGCTGGAGCGCGCCACCGGCTACACCGATAAGACCGTCGGGCAGGCCCTGCTTTACCTGTCCGAAACCGGTTTTGCTGAGCGGACCGTAGAGGGCTGGCAGGGTACCCGCGCCGCCCAGAAGCTCTTCATGCTTCTTTCGGGGGGAGCTCAACTGGCCGATCAAAAGAGTGCTGGCCGTCCTTCTGTGTTCGATCTACGGCGGAATAATTCCGCCTCTACTGCTGCTGCTGTTAATTTAAATCCATCCCAAAGACCCAAAAGCAGCAGCAGAAGTAGAAAAAGAGGCAATCATCACGACCATGCGCCCCCAAAATCAGCGACCCATCCGCAGGCTGAGCTGGTGCACCAGGCGCTGCACGAGGCTGGAATCGGCGAGCCTAAGCTCAGCGCGCTGGCCGGCCTGACCGGGGTCACTCCCCAGGCCGTGCGAGATTGGCACACCCACTTGCGCCGGGTCAAAGGCGAGAGCTACAACCCCGGGCTGCTGGTGCGCCTGCTCGAAGCGGGTGAAACGCCGCCCGAAGCGCGCAGCCGCCAGGCGTATGCGGACTGGGTCAGGGTGTGTGAGGAGTGCGGCGAGGAGCCGTGTGTGTGTGCAAAGGAGACGTAACCCTACTTATGGATGAGACCCAAATAAATCTTATTGCCGAGCAGATCAAAAGCACGATCATGGTGCTCAAGGCGGAGATCGCCAAGACCAACACGGAGGTGATGCACCAGAAGGAATTTACAGATCACCGTTTGAAGCAGCTCGAGACGAATGTGGCGGATCACGAAGCAAGGATCAGATCGGCTACAGATGGGGTGACCCAATTCAAGGTATTTTCGGGATTGGCTACCGGAGGCAGCTGGATTGTTTCGGCATTTGCGTTAATGAGGACATGGTTTGTGCATTAGAGTAAGGATGAACCCGCTCCAACCAGGTAACCCACGCCAACATAATGACAGAATTACAAACAGAAATCGTGAAGATGCTCAAAGATGTAGTGCAGTTTGCCTTTCATGGAGCGGGGCTGAAACTGCGCAACTACCAGGTGGATGCAGCAAGAGCGATCATCGACTCGATCCAGCACAAACGCGGGCACTCGATAGTGATCATGTTTCCCAGGCAATCGGGTAAAAACGAGCTGCAGGCACAGGTAGAAACCTATTTGCTAATCCTGATGAGCCAGATGGACACCGAAATTGTGAAAGTGAGCCCGACCTGGAAGCCGCAAAGCCTAAACGCGATGCGGCGTTTGGAACGGGTACTAACCCGAAATATCATCACCCAAGACCGGTGGGAGAAAGAATCGGGCTATATCTACCGGTTTGGCAAAGCCCGGATCTTCTTTATGTCGGGTGGATTACAGGCGAGTGTGGTTGGCGCAACTGCGAATGTTTTATTGGAATGCGATGAAGCCCAGGATATAACAACTGGAAAATGGGATAAGGACTTCGCACCGATGGCAGCCAGCACGAACGCAACCAAAGTATTTTTTGGTACGACCTGGACCAGCCGGACGCTGCTGGCACGGGAACTACGAGCTGCGCAAGCGGCTGAGGATGCGGATGGCTGCAAGCGGGTATTTAGGATCGATGCGGATGATGTAAAGGCGGAGGTACCGGCTTATGGAAAGCACGTGGCTGAACAAGAGGCGAAGCTTGGCCGGGATCACCCGTTCGTGAAAACGCAATATTACAGCGAAGAGATCGACGCTGAAGGCGGAATGTTCAATGCCCAGCGCCTGGCGATGATGCAAGGGGATCATGCGCCGGCTGAAAAGCCTGATCCTGATAAGCTATACGCAGCCATGATCGATGTAGCCGGTGAAGAAGAGGATAAAGACGGCCAGCTGGTGGAAAATGTGAAGCCGCGCAAGCTGGGCACCTCGAGCAAGCGCGATTCCACGGCGCTTACGATCGTAGAAGTCGATCTTACATCTTTGGGTGATGAGCTGATCAACGCACCGATCTACCGGACGGTAAAGCGCTATTTATGGACCGGTGATAAGCATGTGGATTTATATGCAAAGATCAAAGCGATTTGCGATCACTGGCAGGTGAGGCAGATGGTGATCGATGCTACCGGTGTTGGAGCTGGATTATCAAGCTTTTTTGAGCATGCATACCCTGGCAAAGTGACTAAATACCAGTTTACGGCTAAGTCTAAATCGATGCTGGGCTGGGGATTTCTGGCGGTTATCGAGACCGGCAGATATAAGGAATATAAGGCGAAGAATGAGGTCCTGCAGCGCGTTTTCTTTCGGCAAGCTGAACACTGCCAGATGGAAGTTATCGATGGTCCCAACAAAGAGATGCGCTGGGGAGTTCCGGACGGAACACGAGATACAGCAACAGGTGAAATAGTGCATGACGACCTGCTGATCTCGGCGGCAATGTGCATGGTGCTGGACAAGATGGAATGGGGCGTGGCTGTCAGCGAAGTAGCGGAGCATGAAGGGATCTTCTCGGCGATGGCGGAGGCATTTTGATGATTGACTATTCTAATATCAAGCTAATCCAGCCGGTCTCCCCGACAGTACCGGGGACTTCGGTCGGCGGGATCATCAGCCAGGCATTTGGGGAAAATCCCCAGGCGTACAAGCGCTTTGGCCAGGCCGGGCACAACGGGATCGATTATGCAGTGCCGGTAGGTACGCCGGTGATGGCTGCGGCGGACGGGATTGTGAAAAAGGCTGAGTTCGACAAGAACGGCTATGGGAATTTTGTTCTTATTCTGCATGGAACTGGTTACACACTCTATGGCCACTTATCTAAGATACTGGTTGATGTTTTGCAGCTGGTCAATGTGGGCGAAGTTATTGGCTATTCGGGGAACACTGGCAATTCTACGGGTGCTCATCTACATTTCGAGCTGAGGATCCCGGAAGAGAAAAGCAAAGATTACCCGCAAGGTGCGGTAGATCCAAGTCCGTTTTTTGAAGCAGGTCCCTCGCAAAGTGCGCTCGGGACAAGCTCTTTTGATACCTCAGTTGATAATGGCTCAGCGGATATTAAACAAGTGAAAGTATGTGTGCCGGCAGGGGCGAATTTGAGGCTGACGCCTGCAGGAAAGCACTGCACTTCGGGCGGGAAGATTGTTGCAGCTGCGCCAATGGGAACGATCCTGGATCTGTGTGATGTAAACGGTGAGTGGTACGGAGTGATGTTGTGGGTTCATAAAAGTGTGGTTGCATTGATCGATTAGGGATAGTTCATGATGTGGGTTTATCAAAGCGTGGTGGAATAATGCCTGTTTACGGTAAAAAGGGTAGATTACCCATGTCTGAGAGGATCAAGCCAAAATGGGATCGATATCCCAAAAATTGGGCAAAAATTAGTGAGCGTATTCTTAAAAAGTATCACTACACCTGTCAATTCTGTGGAGCTAAAAAAGGTGAAATCAATTTGGAGACTGAAAAAAAAGTAATTATTACGGTGGCGCACATGGACCACAACAAGCATAATGTGAAAGACTATAACCTTTTGGCACTATGCACCAGCTGCCATACCCAGTACGACCAAACCGATGTATGGAAGGCAACCGGTGAAAGCACGGGTAGTTTTGCATAATTTAGGGAAGAACTAATTCATGTTTGAAAAACTGCGCGAAAGAGTAGCTAAAGCAATATTTCCGATAAAAACTGCTGCTGTCACGGTCAAGGTAGATGACAGCGAGGGCTGGGGATCGCTGAGCAATCGACCGCACGATTACGATCTATCTACAGTACAGACTATTTATAACGATTCACTGACTGCCTGGCGGAAAAACCCGATAGCCTGGCGGATCATCAATATCACTACAGATTATGTGGTGGGCGATTCTATATCTATTTCCTCTCAAAACCGGGCAATGCGCAATTTTATTACTCAATTCTGGCATCATACTAAAAACCAGATGGATCTGCGGCTCGAATCGATGTGTGATGAGCTGGCCCGGGCCGGCGATCTATTCGTATTGCTGTTTCGAAACAACGAAGATGGGATGAGCTATATTCGCTTTGTTACCAAGGATCAAATCACAAAGATCGACACTGCAGCAAATGATTGGGAAACCGAGCTGGCTTACACCGAGCGAGGCTTAGCTGGCGTGCCAGACAAGGTGTGGTGCTCACCGGATCATCCGGAAGCAATCAACCAAACTGCGATCATGCTGCATTATGCGGTAAATAGACCTGTTGGCGCTCTGCTGGGCGAATCGGATCTTACTACGATGATCCCCTGGCTGCAAAGGTATTCAAGAATGCTCGAGGATCGGGTACGGCTGCATTGGGCGATTCGCTCTTTCATGTGGATTGTGACGGTGCCGACCAACAAGGTCAGGGAGAAGATCGAGCAATACCGGAGTGCACCCGATTCTGGATCGGTGATTGTGAAGGATGACAGCGAGACCTGGGAACCGATTACACCCGACATAAAGGGAGCAGACAGTGAGCCGGACCTGAAAGCTGTGCGGCAAATGATTGATGCGGGATCTGGCTACCCTCCACACTGGCGCGGCGAAGCCGCAGACGCCAATCTCGCCACCGCAACAGCCATGCAGGCGCCGACCGAAAAGCACCTGCAGCGCCGTCAGCTTTATTTTGTGTATATGCTGGAGGACATCCTCTACCATGCTTATCAACGAGCTGAGCAGGTAGGCGCTGCCAGAGCGCTGCCAGGCACTGACTACAGCCAGCTCTTCAACGTAACCACAACCGACATCACTAAAACTGATAACGCAGCACTGGCACTGGCGGCAAACAACCTGAGCCAGGCATTCAGCAACATATCGAAGCGATTTGTGGAGCTGAAAGCACCTACTTTATGGCGCACGGTGATCAATATCATATTCAAATTGACCGGCGAGGCGATACCGGAGACGGTGATGGATCAGATTGTGGAAGAAATTGGGAATCAGCCCCCCCTAACCCCCCCAGCAAGCTAGGGGGGAATAAAGGTATGGAGGTAACTAATGAAAAATGCAAAAATAAAAGAAGATCTTCCAGCGATCGGGCAAATTAGTCTGCAAATTGGCCGTATCGAGGGCCAGGTTAATAAAGAGGCCAGGCTGTATCGCTGCCGGTTTGTGACTGCCGGTCGGGTGAAGGCTTGTAATGGTGAGCTATCTAATATCGAAGTAACCGAATATGCTTTGATGGATGCTGTGATTCAGGGCTTATTCGACAGTAAGGCTTCATTTCTGGATCATGCCGGTTGGTTTGAGAATCCCAGCTTACGTGACCTGGTGGGTGTGACCCTGAAATCGGCTTATGACTCCGATACCAGGTCGGTTGAAGGGGATATCAAGATCTATGACACGCCGGCCGGTGATTTGGTGAATGAAATTATCGAACAGATGTTGAGCGATCGTGCTGCTGGTGGAACTATACCTGATGTTGGGCTATCTATTGTGTTCTGGCCGGTGTGGGACCAGGATGAAGACTCTGAAATTATGAGTATTATCAAGATCAAACAAGTGGAAAGTGTAGATTTTGTGTTTCAGCCTGCGGCTGATGGCCGTGTGCTAGAAAAGTTATCCGCGTATTTTCATAGTAACGGAGGTAAAAAGATGGTTGACGAATTGCAAGATATTGTTAAACCCTCGGCCCAGCCTGCTCAGGAAGCCCTGAAAGACGCAGGACATGTGGGCCAGGTCCCAGTTGAGGACAAGTCCTGCACTACACAGGACAAGTGGGCCAATGCTATGGCAGAAGCGACCGCGAAGGTGCTGATTTCTGCATCTGGTCTGCCGATGGCTTCGCGTGAGCGCCTGGCTGCTCACGAATACAAAACGCCGCAGGAAGTAGATGCGGCAATCGATGCCGAGCGAGCGTACCTGGCGAAGCTGACGGAGGATAAGGTCATTTCGCTGGGGGGTTTAGCGCCTCGAGGCGGCAATATCCAGATGGGCAGGACCAGCTTAGAGCGGATCGAGCTGGCGTTGGAGGCTTTGTTGACCGGCAAGCGGCCGGTGAATGGGATCCAACCGCTGACAGGCATACGCGAGCTGTATAACCTGCTATCGGGGGATTACGAGATGACCGGTGTATTCCAGCCTGAGCGGATACAGTTCGCCAATGTGACCTGCTCTACGATGAGCAACATGACCGCGAATGTGCTCAACAAGGTGATTGCGGCTGAATTCATGCTGTATCCACAGTGGTGGCTACCGATCGTAGCGTCATTGGACTTTGCTACCCTGCAAGCTGTGCGCTGGATCACCTTGGGTGGTGTAGGTGAGCTGCCGACCGTGGCGGAGGGTGCTGCGTACACCGAGCTGACCTGGGATGACAAGTACGAAACTTCTTCCTTCGTGAAGAAAGGTGGTTACCTGGGTCTGACCATCGAAGCGATCGATAAGGACGATACGAACCGCTTACAGGCTGCGCCGCGGGCTTTGGCGCAAGCAGCCTGGCTGACCTTGGGCAAAGCGATCTCGTATATCTTTACCCAGGCTGCTGGACTTGGCCCAACGCTCATCGATACCGGGACACTGTTCAATTCAACGGCAGTGACCTCAAGCGGTGGGCATGCGAACCTGGGGGCTACAGCGCTTTCGATCACGACCTGGAATGCAGCACGCCTGGCGATGCGGAAGCAGGCTGAGCTGAACTCAGGCGAACGGTTGGGTGCGTTGACCACGCCGCGTTACCTGCTGGTGCCTCCGGATCTTGAAATAACAGCACTGCAGGTGCTGGGAACCGGTGCGGATTACCTATATGCTCTTTCAAACGGTGTAGTTGCACCGGTGAACGTGGGAGCCGAAGGTAGTTTGCGGCAAGAAATGCTCAACTCGGCACGTGAGCGGGTAATCGTGGTGGATCTGTTTACGGATACCAACAACTGGTATGCTGTGGCTGACCCGCAGCTTTACCCGTCGATTGGAATTGGCTACCGATATGGCAGAGTGCCTGAAATTTACTCTGTAGCTTCTCCGACTGCGGGGTTGATGTTCTCTAATGACACCATGCCAATTAAAGTACGGTTCTTCTTTGCGGTTGGACCGATTGATTGGCGCGGCATGTACGGCGCTGTAGTAACTGGAGGCTAATTATGGACAAAATGTTCCAACAAACTTTTCACGTTCCAGGTGCACTGGCGGCTGACCTATCTATTAAATGGATTACACCCTGTGATATGCAGCTCGTGCACGTCTCGGCGGTGATTTCGAATAACGGTGCAACCCTGATGGTTGTAGGTAACTCGGACAGTGCGGCTGCTTATATTGCTTCGCTGATCGTGGGTGTGAGTGCAACGCCAAAAGAATGGAAATTTGCGAACTTTGTAGGTGCGCAGTATCCACATATTCCAGTTGGCACGACCGTGATCATCGGGATCGACTATGATGGTGCGTCTGGGACTGCAGGTCAAAACCTGACGATTATCTTGACCTATACCGAGGGGTAGCGCTATGGAAAAGATATTTCAACAGGCTTTCCATGTGCCAGGTACATTAGCTGCGAATCTATCCCTGAAATGGATCACACCTTGTGATTGTCAGCTATATCATGTCTCGGCGGTGGTATCTCCTGAGACTGCAAGCACGTTAATGGTCATAGGTAACTCTGTTTCTTCGGTGGCTTATGTTGCCTCAGTTATTGTGGGCATTAATGCAGTACCCAAGGAATGGAAGCAGGCTAATTTTGTGGGAGCTGTGTACCCACACATACCAGCTGGGACAACTGTAATCATAGGGATCGACTATGATGGTGTGTCTGGGACTGCAGGTGCGGACCTGACCATAATTTTGACCTATACCGAGGGGTAATCTCGATATAGGGAGGCTAACCGTTCAGTAGGATTTCTCTTCCGAATCGGTGGCCGGGTTTTTACTCCTTGTGTCCCTCGCGGAAAACGCTCGGGATGCTACGCTAATGGGGCAGGTTTGTATACGGCAGACCTGCCCCGAAGGAACTATATGGTGGCGGATAGCACGCACTACGGAGGTATTAAATGGTCAAAAGTACTGACACTTCGGCTGAATTAAATCTAAAAGCGATTGTGAAAGAACTAAACATCAGTGTCCCGATCATGGCTACGAAGATGGTTGGTGGGAAGCTGATGCTGTACTTGTACGGTGGGGAAGTGGTTGAATACCAGCCTGTAGCCGATAGTGCCGGCACTTTGGCCAAAAATACTGGCACTTCGGGTGAAAGCCAGGTGCAAAGTCAGACACCAGGTCAAAATAAAGCGTCGGCTGAATCAGTAAGAAAGCCTGCAAAACGGAAAGCACCACAGAAGAAATAAATGATCCAAAGAGTAAAAGATGGCAAATGATATTGAGAAACTATATGAAGAGCTAAAATCCGAAGAGGACAATATCAAGCCAATGGAAAGTGGCTTCCTTCTGGCGCGGGTGATTGCCAAAACGCTTATTGCAATCCTAGAGAGATTAGACCAGATTGCAACGGTACTAAAGAAATAGAAATACTCTAAAGAGTACATGACAGGAGAAGTTAATTATGGCAAATCCAATATCAGGGCAAAAAACTGTAACCACGGCTGGAACTGAGTTGTCTTTAGGGACCGCACAGATCGATGCACCGATCATGATCAAGGCGTTGGACACTAACACAGGGATTGTAGCGGTCGGTAATGATGGAGCTGGCGCGGTATCCGTATCAACCGGCCTGAGATTGAGCAAAGGCGAAGCGGTAGTGCTCGAATGGGTTGGCAATCTAAGTACTATTCTGGTTGATTCGGCTGTAAATGGCGAGGGTGTGAGTTGGATTGTGTTGTGGTGCTGATATAAAATGATTCGTCTGAAGTTACCTTACCTCTCTTTTCCTGTTATCTCCAAAAAAGGTGTGACTTATTTTAATGGCGAAGTGGGGAATGTTGATGCTTATACAGTTGTGGTCCAATTTACTGGTGATGTTTCTGCGTCTAATTACAAAACTGGTGTGACGATCAAGGTAAATGGGGCATTGTGGGCCATCGATGACGCCACACGCCAGAGCAATCATGCTGTTGTGTATTTTGTTGTGCATGCAGTCACGGTTGGACAGACGGTGACCTGGGAATATGATTCCGGGTCAGGTAATTATGCGGATTTGGACACGATTTCGGCCCAAACGGTCGCGAACAACGTGTTTACTGCGAGCATGGCTGGCTATTACATGGGTTGTTTAGGATTGACTTATTCAAGTTAAGGAAGGTGTACTTTGGCTGATGATTTTGCTGTTACTGCTGGAACCGGAACTACTATCCGGGCGGTTGAGAAAAGCTCCAAGAAAACTCAGGTGGTTGCTCTGGATCTGGGTGGGGGAGGCGCCGAATCATTGTTAACTACTACACTGCCAATCAGTGGTGCGGTAACCAATGCGGTGATTGGTGGAGCCACATCTGACGCGGCTGTCATAACGGATGCGACTGGATCTATTCACCAGTATTTGCGTGGTTTGGTGAAGTTGATCATAGCCAAGATCAATATTGCCACTGTGGATACCGTGACGACGATCACGAATACAGTCCCGGTCAAAGGTGCGGGGCTCAGTGTTACGGCTACGCTCACCGTGACGAATGGTGTTTACACTATTGCAGACGTGGCAGGCGGACTGATTACCTTTGCCAATGCAGTGAGTGCTGCTGGTAAACATGCGGTGATCAACTCGATTGTGTTGGCTGGTGTAGCTGCTATACCTTATGAGTTATGGCTGTTCAATGCCGACATTGCGACACCGGCTGCTGACAATGCTGCATTCACGATAGTTGTTGCTGACACGCTCAAATGCCTGGGCGTTATTCCCATTGCGGCGGGTGATTACTGTGCAGCACAGAGCGCTTTCAATGTGGCCACGCTCAAGGGCGTAGGGAAGCAAATAAAGGCAGCAGCTGCGGCGACGAGTATTTATGCCTATCTCAAGGCGACTGCGGTTACTTCACCTGGTACAACTGTGTTGTACCTGACGGTTGATTTCGAATATATCGATTAGGGTATCTTATGCCACATATCAAACGATATAAAGGCAATCCTAAAGCAGACTGTAATACTATTGTGTTGCCTCAGAATTTAATAACCGATCCCGGCACATTATGGGAGGATTTTGAAACGGTTGGGGATTGGACGCCATACGCCAGCAGTGTGGCGGCAAATACGTCAGAATTCAAGACTGGCACGCAGAGTGTCAAAATGACTTCAACCAGCGGCGGGGTGGCAGACATGTATAAAACTGTTGCTTGGGACATGTCTACTGGCTGGCAGCAATTGAGGTACTGGTTGTATCTGCACAATGCGGTATTGACGGATTATGGGAATTTGTGGACGGAACTTTGGAGCGCGAAATGGAGTGCCTGTTATCGCCATGCTTTTCCTACGTCTGCTCGGTATGTATCAGGTTGGAACTACATAACCTGCCCTAAAAGTTATTTCAAAGTTGGAGCTGGAAGTCCAAATTGGGCATCTATGATTGCAATAGATTTTTCTGGTAATGCTGCGAGCGGAAAAGTTGCTGTATCATCTTACGATAATTTAATGGTGGGAGTTAAAGCCATTCCGGTGGTACTTTTGCGTTTCGATGATGCTTCTACTACTCAATATTCAGTGGCGTTCCCATATATGAAAGCAGCAGGTATCAGGGGTACGATTTATCCTATTACGTCTCTGATTGGCACGGCGGGCTATTTGACAGCGGCGCAGTTGCTTGAAATGCAGGCGGCCGGCTGGATCGTTGGCAACCACACTCAGAACCATACCGATCTCACCACGTTAACTGAAGCTCAGCAAGAGACTGAGATTACGGCTGGAAAAACTGATCTTGATGCTTTGGGATTAACCGGTGGTCTATACTTTAATTATCCACAGGGGAAATGGAATGCAGATACCGTCACGGCGTTTACTAATCTAGGTCTACGAACGGGTCAGCATACAGACTGGACACATGCTCACCTTACTACAACTTATAAGCCGGTGGTTTTGCCGAATCCCTATCTATACGATATTGGATGCAACCCTATTACCTCGTCAACAACTCTAGCCGTAGCAGAAGCCTGGGTAGATGAAGCGATTGCTGCCGGGACAATCTTGCCGCTTCTTTTTCACGCAATCGATGGACCTGGAATGACGACAGCAGATTTTAGAGCGCTGATCGACTATATCAAGGCTAAGAAAACGGCGGGATTGCTCTACGATATTACGATTGACGACTATTACAATCTGACCCTGGGACCAGTGAGGGTGCCAAGGGTGAGATGAATAGGAAATTATTACGTACACTGCATCACAAATGGAGGCAGATCATGGTTAGGATATTGGCTTCAAATCAATCATCACCTGGTAGGGTTATTATTGTCGACCGGTATGGAAATGGGGATTACGATCACATTCAAGACGCTATAGATTATGCTCAAACTCAAGCCCCTGCTGATAATGACCAGTACATGATCTATGTTTGCGCCGGAAAGTATTATGAAACGCTGCATCTGTACGACTATATCAACGTTTCGGGCTTATCGCCGGATGGGTCGGTCGCGATTATACCCACACTTGCGCATGCGGCAATCGATAACGCGGCTAACTGCTGGGTCTCAAACCTGCGGGTGGTATCGGATTACGATCCAATCATGAAAACCGGGGTGGCTGCTGGGGGTAAGGTGCTCTACCTGACGAATATCATTTCGGACGAGTACCAATCCGAGACTGATATCTTGCAGGTGGCATCTGGTACGGTAATAATGAAGCAGTGCGATCTGCGCTATGGTGGATCATTACAGGTAACTGCCGGTACTTTGAAAATCTATGATTCCAAGCTGGATCACTATCATATTTCGGGTGGTGCTCCTACTGAACGCACACTGACAATTGACGCAGGCACGACAACTGAAATCGTTAGGACCATCATAGATAACACGTCACCGGCTGGAGAGGCGGTTTATTTCAACGGTGTGCCGACCAGTGCCAAGCTGCTCCAATGCATACTGCGTAAATCTGCTGCGGCTACGCATACGATTGCTGCTGCGACTGCGGTCTCGATCATGGCTGCGCGGTGTTTACTCAATGCGTCGGTTAGCTCGGAGGTTACTATACCTGCTTTGAATGATGTTAATTCTGGTATTTAGCAGAAAAGATCTGCACTTCGGTTGTTGGTTGAGTTTGCTGTTTGTGCTTGTTTTATTATGTGGTTTGTTCATGATTGATGGTTGATTTGATTTAGGACTCAGTTCTAGTCATGATTGGTAGTTGATTTGGTTTAGGATTTAGTTCTAAGTGTATGTGGTGGTTGGGTTTGCTGTTTGTTTTAGGTGTGTGTGTGTGGTTGTTTGCTTATTGTGTTGCTTGTTTGCTTGTTGTGTTGTGTATCCTGCCGGTATTAAAGTGTTTTGTAATTTTTGGTGTGGTTAATAACAGTGTTACCACCAGCTCACCGCGCCAAAAAAATTACTTTTACCGGTGGATTAAGTCGCAATTCTTCGGCGGACCGCCTGCAGAAAAACACTGCACTTCGGGTGACCGGTCTGTGGATTCTCCTTTCTTACGGGCTGGGCGGCGTGGCAACCGTTCAGCCCGAAGGGATCGGGTGGACAACAGTCAACCGCGACGGCGGCGTACTCGCCATCGCCGGAGTATCATCAACGGGATCACCGGTGCGTCTCCGCCAATACCGGGGACTTCGCCCCCTGCGTTTTTTGCAGGGATGCGGCGCACCGTCGGGTTGTGGAGGTTGGTAAATGACAACAATCATATCGGACAAGAGCGGATATGTAAGCGGATCGGCGCGGTGCGTGTACCCTGGAAAGGGTGTGCTGATTGCGATGCTGATCAGTCACAGTGAAAGTACGACCCAGACGGTGAGTTTATACGACAATAACGATCCAAGCGGGGATGTGCTGCTGGCGATCAAGGTAGTTGTGGGGCAAAGTCCCTATTACCTTGAATTTCCAGCCAGGTATCCGCTGGTGTTTATGAACGGACTGGCGGTGGACCCGGGGCTTTGCGATGTCCAGGTGATCTTGGAGGGAGCATGACGACACGAAAGAACATGCGCGACCTGTGCCGAAGGCGATTAAGTGATGAAGTCGAGCCGGTAAACTGGTCGGATTTGCAAATAAACCAGTGGATTATTGACGGAATTGCGGATTATTCGAACAATTTTCCCCGAACTATGTCAGCGGACATCACATTAACTGCCGGATTACACGAATACAGCCTGAGCGGCCTGGTCGGGATCCGATCGGTGCTGCGGGTGGAATATCCACTGAGCCAGGACCCTAAAGCATACCTGGTACGGCGGGATATCCGCTCGCCGGCTGGATGGCATGGGGACGAGGTATACGACGTGTTGGGGATTCCACCGGCAACGTTGGTGCTGGGGCCGGGTAATTGGGCAACGAGCGCTAAAGTCACGGTTACATACCTGGCGGATCATGATTACGCGGATGATGATGCGGATGTGGTGACGGTGCCGGATCTGCACATCGAGATCCTGCTGCTATTTGTGCGCATGGCGGCGCTGCAAGAAGCGCACCATAAAGAGACAAGGAATCCCATGACGAATGTCCTGCTAATAGGTACACTGAGTCTGGATGCCAGTAGAGCTGAGCGGGAGTACCGGACGAAGATCGAACAATCTCTCACCGCCTGGCAGCCTGGCAGCGGGATGATGAGCTGGGAAGATGGTGGGGGAAGGGTATATTGATCGTAGATCATAGAGTGTTGTGTGAATTGCGCAGGTCGTATTGCGGGGATGAATCTGCCGTTGTCTGTTCTGGTCATTCCGAGTAATCTAAAGAATATAACAACGTAAGCGAGGAATCCCCGGACAACGTTGCGATAACACATCTGTGCTGGTAACAAAGTAACGATCCGAACTTTACATACCCGCTATTATATTAACAGGGAGTTATCCCTTTGACAGACCAATGTCCTAAAAGGCTTTTCGCGGCCATTGTCAAATTAGTTTGATGGATATAAAATTAGTTTTGCTGTCTTGGAACATTCTTAAAAGAACATTACAAATTGGATAATCCTGTTGACTTTTATAACATATTATCCTATAATCTGATGGAAATATATGTTCTATAATTAATTCCCCAAGGGCAGCGGAGGCGGTGGGATTCGAACCCACGAAGGCTGCGACACCTCTCCCGATTTTGAGTCGGTTTCCATCGACCTCTCGGACACGCCTCCCTGCCTTTTCATGAACAGAGACTTTGTTGTCTCCATTCGCGGTTAATTATAGCACGCCTGTTCAGTGGCAACAAGTATATAAACCTTTGCCCAAATAGAATAAAGAACCCGAGAAAAAAAAAAAAAAAAAGACGAGTGGAACTGAGAAAGCCATTAGTATATGGGGCGTTTAATTTATTGAGCTATTAGTGACATTGCTGAAGACGAAGTCGATACTGAAGAAAGAGAAAGAGTAAGAGAAGAAAGCAAGAGGGAATAATGGTTAATGTATTTGATGTTGCAAAATACATCCTCCAGCAAAAAGGCGAAATGACCGCCATGAAGCTTCAAAAGCTTGTTTACTATTCACAGGCCTGGTCTTTGGTTTGGGATGAAAAACCTCTATTCCCGGAACGGATTGAGGCTTGGGCAAACGGTCCTGTTGTGCCGGACTTATATCAGGCTCATAAGGGCGTGTTTACAGTAAATGAAGCCACAATTGATGGTGATTCCAAAAAACTCAAAAAAAGTGAGAGAGAAACCATAGATGCGGTCTTGGAAACCTATGGTGGTAAATCTTCTCAATGGTTGAGTGAATTAACTCACCTTGAGGATCCGTGGAAAAATGCAAGAGAGGGACTACAAATGGGCGAGCGTGGAAATAGGGAGATTTCACTCGCGGCGATGGCCGAGTATTATGGCTCCTTATGAGTAAAAAACGGAAATCCCCTTCATATCAATTGGCTCCTGGTGCCATTAAAGAGCCAAAATTTGGAAAAGTTCCAAGAGAAGACGGTTCAATTGTCTTCTCTTTTTTGAAATTCGACAGTCAAAATCGGTGGTGTATAACCGAGAATGTCCATACTCATAATTTTTGGGATATTGCAGAAAAACTTAAAAGTTTTGAGCATATGCAATGGAAACATCTTGCCGCAGACCAAGAAAATCACCATTCTGTACCATTTTACAGAATAATAAAGGACGCCCAAAAGGCTGCTACCGAAATGGGCATTGATGATTATGAAGAGATTTGGAGTATCCGGCTAACGGGAACCCAGAGATTGTGGGGGATAAAAGATGAACAATACTTTATAACTATATGGTGGGACCCTGATCATCAGGTTTGTCCCACCCAAAAGATATAA